CCTCTGCCATGTTAAGGGCTGGAGCAAATTGAGAGGCTAACTGACTGCGGGTATCGTCGATCCTGGTCAGGATTTCCGCCTGCCATGTCGAGAATTCCGACTTTAGTTTATCCAGTTCGATCTGACGTTTGATACCTTCCATCTTGGACACCACATCGAAGTCCTGCTCGTATTGTTCCAGTTCAGTCTTCTGCTCGGCAGTAAGAGAGTCGTAGAACGATAGAGTAGGAGTAGTGGGCGGGGTTGGGGTGGAAGGTGGGGTATTGGGTATGTTGGGTATATTCGATGCTGGAGCAGGTTGGGTGGATCGGGATTTCTCCAATGATTCCAATCGTGCCAGCAGATCAGCCTTCTCGGTTTCCCATTGATCTCTATCGTGCCGGTGGATTCCTTGGAGGGTACGGTAGCGTTGCTCGTACTTCTCGTCGGATTCGCCGGGCTGCTGGAGCGTGGGATCGGTTGGAGTGGGAGGGGTTGGGGGTTCGGGGGTAATTGGCGGTTCTATCGTAGGAGTGATAGGTAAAAGTTCATCCACCATATTCTTGGGGTCATCTGCTGCTGATAAGTCAGCCTTGTCGCCCAGTCCTGCCGCCTCGTCGAACGCACTGTCCCAATCATCCTCTGATGGTATTGCTGGTTCGGTTGGTACTATTGGAGCATTGGTGATATCCTGGTTGCCGTTATTGACTGTGGTATCCAACGTCCCTCTATCGTCGGTTACTTGGTCTGCCATAAACCTGAACTCCTTTCGTGTAGTTTTGTAATAAAAAAGCCACAAGAAGAATATGGTGGTTCCCGTTGTGGCCTGTGTTCTCGTATGATACCTGAGATGTAGACTTTGTAACTTATATTCAGTTGTCTTGAAGCGCTTTAAGTATTGTCCTCTTTAATCCCTCTATACCCTTCAGGAACTCTACCGCATCGTTCTTGGAGATCCTGATTACCACCATTTCCTCGTCTTTGCGGTTTAGCCTGCTGCAAGTATCTCTAGTTACCTGATTTTTTACCACTATTTTACGCTCCTGTCGAAGATAAATTTCGGGTAGTGGGTAGCCAAGGGGTTTGGAAGAGTCATATATTAGGCAACCCCCTGATTATGTAGTCACGAAACTGCTTCCACGCCTCTATTTTTCCCTGATTGCGCGGCACGGTAACAGGATCGGCGGTATCGTTGTCTTCACGCGCCTCGGAGATCAGGATATCCAGCAGGGCGATGATGGTTTGGCCGGGAGATGTGCCTCGCATGGCCATAAGTTCTGAAATATGGGTGGTTTTGGGGTTGGCAAGGTGGTTTACGGCGTTGATAGTCATTTATTCATCCCTCCCTTGGGCTTCCTGGTGGTTTTAGTGGGTGGATTGGTGGCCTTCTGCTGTTTCTGCTGCTGGTTGGACTGGCTAACCACGCGTTCCTTCATCTTCATGCCGTGTTCCGCCTGTTTAGCCTTCATTTCCATATCCTGCTGCGTGGTATGGGCTGAGGTGATAATGTCTGAGCGGTGTTTTTCCTCCTGATGACGCAGGTTTAGCTGGTGTTGCTCCTCCTGGCGGCGGATTTCCTCATTCTTGGCTGTTATATCTGTCTGCTTGGAGGCTATGTCGGCATTGGCGGATTCCACTTCTGCGGTTTGTAACTCAGGATTCTGGCCGGGTGGTGTTTCGGGAGGAGTTGCGGCATCCTTGGTGGCCTTTACGTTATGTTCCTTGGCTTTGGTGAGCTGCGCCATGGTCTGAGCGTTCTTGTACTTAATCTCCGCCTGCGCCATTTCGAGGGCAAGCTGGTTTTGTGTGGACTGTTCGGCTGCCTGCTGCTTCTTGGCGACTTCCTCGTCTGATAGGAGGTCTAGTTTGATGTCATGAGCCTTGAGTTTTTCCTGTAGGAACTCACGTTTAGGCATGTACTCCCATTCCTCAGGGGTAAGTGTGGTGGTAAGTTGGGTGAGCGCCTGCATCCTGATCTCTTTCATCACCAGCGAGGATACACCCTTGGCTTTACAGGTATAGTCGCCCTTGATGTCGGTGCGTGGATTGAACTCCATGTTCCATCGGTAGAGATCGCGGATGATACGTTCGGTAAAGGCGTCGAAGTTACGAACCACATCTTTGATGGAAATGGTTATAGTTGCCATGCGCCCGGATGTTGCCTGTGCTGTTTCGTTATTGGCGGACTGGCCTATCATCCAGGTGGGTAAGGTGGTTTCTTCATCACCGAACTGCTTGAATGTTTCGATGATCTTCAGGAGTTCGTCTATATGGGAGTCGATGTTGTAGACACGGACGGCTGGGTATTGGGCATCTATGCCGCGGCCTTCACGAAACCATATCTTGCGTGGGTATATGGAATTGTAATCGGCATTGGGAGCCATCACTGAGACATTTACTTCCAATTGCGGTCCAGCCACACAATTATGAGCTACAAAACCGTTGGCAATGAAGTTATGGTAGGGGGACTCCATCTGTAAATCAAATACTTCCTCAATACCAATATACTCCATACTTACAATCTCATCGTAATCTACATAACGATGCTGGAATGGTTGACCAAAATAATCAAACCTGTTGTGTATAAACATATGGCATGGTTGACATAAGGTGAGTTTGTTTGAAGGGTCGTTATTGTAGGGATTACGATCATTGTGATGCACACAAAGTCTTACGCCAGAGTCTTGGGACATACCGCAACGTTGACAAAAATCCTTTTTATCTTTTTGGCATACCCATCGTTGTCGGGAAGTAGGTGGCAGAACTTCTATGTTATCTATCGAATTTTCTATCTGATGACGGTTCCATGTATTGTTTTCCAACTTAGAGGCACAATTGCGGCATCTTACTCCACGCAATGACGTAGGGGCCCCGCATTCTATGCAATTCTTTGGAAGTGGATTATTGGGTGGGTGACATATTGTAGAGGCACAACTCCTACATCTTAGCCCTGCACCCTTGGTTGGTTTACCGCAGTCAATGCACACTCCAGGCTTTCGCGTAGATTGCCCGTTTACCGCAATTAAGTCCCCGATAGCAAAACCAGACACTTCTTTCCATTCCCCATCATCACACATAAATTTATGGTCCAGTGTAGCCTTAATATTGTAACCGTGTTCAGTGGTTATGAGATAGACAGGTTGGAGTCCATTATGGAAAATATCTACAATACGATTGAAGAATATTTCTCCTGTGTCTTCATTGACGCATCTGACTTTATTCCTCCTCAACCCATTTTTGTACTGTCCTTTTTTATTCCATAAGTCACGTAACGTAATTATTGCTGGGCGTTTATTATTTTCAGTTTCATGCAAGACAGATTGGTTGCGATAGACTTGCGTGTCTCCTGTTAAACACGCTGCATTATCGAGGGTCATTCTTGCTGCTGCGGCAATAGCTATCTGGGAGTGGCGCATGATACGCGCAAGCCCCTCTCCGAATATGCTGGTTTCGTCCTTCTCGTAATAGAACACCTTGTACTGTTTGAGCGCATCTTCGTAGAGGACACACTTGATGATTTTGCCACCTATAATCCAGACATTCGCGGCGTATTCGATTGTGGGGTCGGTAATATCCAATCCACAAGCAGCAAGGTCGGAACCGTCCACGTATCCCCAGTATTCAAGGACTTCGTACTTCTTGCCCAGTTGCCGGGAGGTTGATCGGTTATCGGAGGAGTAGGTGGAAGTGGATGTGGTGAAAGTGGAGGTATTGCCATCAGCGCCGGCCTCTACTTCGATGACTTGGAGCTCGGTTTCCCAGATCAGGGGTACGTAGTTGCCGTCAGGGTGTATAGACAGGTAGGAGGTAATGATGTCTCCGAAGAAGTCCGGACGTTTGATGAGTTGGCGCAGGTCGTGCTTGGTCATCACGTGACGTTCAAAACTACCCTCTATACTGTCCAGTTCGGTGGTGCTCATGTCGGGGTACCAATCCCATATACGCACAAACCGGAGGTCTGGAACTTCTTCTGCGGCCACCTTTTCCTCGTAGTCTCTGCCGTCTGAGGTGGGTTGCCATGTACGTTTAGTGCGTTTTCCGACCATGGGTCCCTTCATGATTCCGGTTCCATACATCAGGCCGGAGCGCAGGACTTTCTTGGTTTCTTCTGAGTAGTCCATCTCGGTGAGTTGGTCGTCAATGGTGGATGACATTTTGACGCAGGCTTCCTTGGTGAACTTGTCTATGGCCAGTTTGAGGTCATCGGCGGTGGGGATGATTTTCTCTCCGGTTTCGGGGTTGTCCTGGACCAGGGAGAGGGCGATTTGCTTGACAACTTCCTTGGATATGGATGGTTCGGGGGTGGGGGATATCTCCCAGTTGGAATCCTGTTCTGGAAAAAGCATTTCGTGCAAACGAGATAGGACAATATTTACTTTGGATCTGGTGATTTTGGGATACACTTTAGAGTTGTTGGCGTCTATCTTTACGGTAGAGTCGTATAGTCCTTTATACTGCCGCAGCGATTCCAGCCATTCAAGTTCCTTGGCTCGCCTATATGATTTGTTGATCGAGAATTGGTTGTTGAGTCTGAACCCGAACGCCTGCATTGTTTCAGAATTACGTTTGGCTGGCAGGAGCGCTGATTTTATTTCATCCATATTGATTCCTCCAAAGTGTATTGCCCCCCTATGTTTGTTTATCAGTTGTTTTATCCGTTAGGCCGGCTGCAAGCCTAGTAACCCGCAATCGAACTGCCCGGTTTGTAATCTCTTATTTGTGTCAACTGGTTCATGTAATGTTTATACCTTTTGTCGTAATCCTGTTTTTCTGATACAAATAGGCATAGATATTGCAGGGAATCGGCAACGTGCGAGGCGAAGTTCTTTACTGGTACGAGCTTGTACTCATCGCCGCTTCCCTTGGGATCTTTGTCGTAGTGGTAAGCTCCGTTCATTGCCTTGCGGATATAGTGGCAGTTGGGTGAGAGAATGAATCCCGGTTCGCCGCCCACCATCTTGTTGAGGAAATGTTCTACTGCTCCTACACGGGGCACCAATGCGTTGGTTGGGGCTGGTTGGATATTGGTAAGTCCTATCTCCGGAGAGTGCAGGATATCGAAACAGGTGGTTTCATCGGTGGGTGAGCGAGATATGCCGGCTGGATCTCCAAACCCCATCACATTCATACCGAAGTATTTCTTGCGTAGCAGTGGAAGGAGCTGGTTCTCGCAGAATTGCCGCAGCCCCATGCCGTCTGATACCAGTTCGTCTAGGATACGGAGTTGGCCGAGGGGTGTTAGTTGGCCTATGAGAGCTGCCGGCGTAAGTCCGAAGTCGAAAGAAAGTAATAGGTCGACACCCTTCATGGGTTCCAGTTGATGTGGCGATACATGGATGTTGTCGCGGAACGAACCGAATACCGGCTTTCCTGATACTATGAATCCGTACTGGCCATGGATATAGACGCGCACATACATCTCGTCCTTCCCTTTGGCTAGGTTGGTATAGTAGCCTTTAGGGAGGTGCTTGGTGTTCTCGGCGTGGACGGAGAGGCCGGATGGCTGCTTGAATATCTCCCAGTTGTCGGGCCGCACCTTTTCGAACATCTTGTATAAGTAGGAGTCCTCATCCGGGGGGTTGGTATCCATGATGATGCCATACCATGTGGGGCCACCGTCACGGCCAGATGGGTAACGTCCTATACGGGCGTCCATGGCCTCGATGATTGTCTTGGGTATTTCACGCGCTTCGTTGAACCATGCGCCGGTTACTTCCAGTGATAGGAGGTTGGATACTTGGTCGGGTCTGTCGAGGGCGCGGAAGATAACTTCCAGGTGGACGCCGTAGGGGATTAGTTTGGTGAACAGGTAGGCGTGGTCTGTTACTTTCCATTCGCCGAATACCTTGGGCGGAAACCAGTCGTGGAAGGTTTTAATAGTAGTATCGCGGAGTTGGGAGTACGTACGATAACACCAGAACGCCTTGCCATTACGGCGGACATACACAGGAACAAGAGGCATCTCAACACAGTACACCATCCCATCGTAATCTTGTTTATACCAACCGCGGAGGTGATTCGTATCCTTCTTTGAAACGTGCAATATGGGCCGGTATTTCTGTTCTCCTAACAAGGTTACGTTATATAATGGGTGGTTGGTGGTGCCTTGCCTGCCTTTGATAGTGAACTTCCTGCCAGTGTAATCGGATTTGCGAACAGTTGCCACCCCACCTGACTTTAATGCTATCTCTTGCAAGTCGTCTGCCATAATCTTGGAGGAGGTAGCCAATCGTATGGTGTTTTTATAGTCAGAACCATCTCCCATGAAATACCCATGCAAGAATGCTTTCAGGTATAATGGCGGGGCTGATTTTATCCACTGCGGAATAGAGCGGGGTTGGTGTGTGCCTGCGTTTTTAAAGGTATCCCATAACTCCATCAGGGATTCGTTGTTTTCTAGGTGATATGTATGGCAATCAATGTTGTCTGTTTTGGAGTCTTTACGGTAGGATAGATGATTGCGTTCCAGTAGGAGTTCTACATATTGCGTGTGTTTTTTCTGTGTGATATTCAGATGGCATATCGGTGATTTCCTGTCTTCGTAAAGGTACTCCCCGCACGATCCCTCGGCAAACCAGAAACCCAGGAACTCAAAGAAGTCAATGGAGTGCTGAGGTTCTTCTGCATCCCATATGGCATCTCTCTTTACACGTACCAGTTGGTTGCCGTAGATGGATTCGGCGGTTGCTTCTTCGTAATCACCCCATATTTTCTTGCGTGTTCTTCGTTTGGAAACAAGCATCTTGTGATCTGGAGTAACGAGGAAGTCAACTCCTTCGCTCTCAAAACCTAACATCTCCCCTTTATATGGATGTGCTGCGATTCCGTCGGGTAGTTGGTAGGTGAGGGTTTTGTTGTCTTGCAGGGTTGCCACTTGGTCATCTGGGGAGAGGTCTCTGAAGAATTGCCATCCACGCTTCTCGGTAAGGATTTCCGTCTGGTCGTCATAACAGTTGCGTACAACTACCCATCTGGTGCGCCTTAGTCCATCGGGTCCGGGCTTCTGTTCCATGGCACGTTTGAGTATTTCTATGACACACGCGCTGGATTTCCCTGAGTTGTGGTGGATGGTTCCATCTTCGGTAACATAGTTATTGGTATCTAATACCTGTAGATCCCAATATTCTTCCTTGACTTGTTTGCGTTCTATGGAGATAATAGGCCATTCGGATAAGGAGGTAGAAGATGAACAAAAGGGAAGAAGTAGTTGCTTTATGTAACGGAGTATTGTGTTCGCGAGAGATTTCGGCAATAGTAGGGCTTTCTCCAAGATATGTGAGAAGGATAATGAAAGAACTGAACCTCCCCCAATTGAATCGTGGTGCACAACCTGGCCATAACAATCACAACTACAAGACAGGTCGGAGAATTGATCGGTCAGGATATGTTTTAGTGACTGCCCCGGATAATCATCCGTATGCAAGGAAGCGTACGAACCGTGAAAATTGGATAATCCTAGAACATCGTCTCGTAATGGAACATAAGATGGGAAGATATTTGCTTCCCGAAGAAGTTGTTGACCATATTGACGGGCTAACTCTGCATAACCACCCAGATAATCTGAGAATTTTTTCAGAGAACGGCAATCATTTGCGTGATACGTTAAGGGGACTTCCAAAAGAAATTTCCCTGAGTGGCCGTAGGAATTTGAGCACAAAACATCTCCAACTACCAGAGTTTCAACGAGTCGATATTTATGATCGGCGCAAAAAACGCGGTGATGTCCGGCTGCGTCAAATTCTCCTTGCGGCGTTACAATTCGGTATAGATAGTCCTTACCTTTTGGGAACGCACCACCACTTAGAGAAAAAACAAATTGATTGGTCTTCTCGTTCCAACTTAAAACTCGCATTGGATGCGTTATTGCAGAGATGGGAACAAGACCTTGCTCTGTGACTATCTTTGTATTGCTTCCTACGCACCCAAACGGTCCGAGAGCCAACCTTACTCGCTTATCAGACAGTGCAAACCTCCTAAGCGTGGGGACGTCGGAGTAGTCGTAGAGTACCTGGAATGGTTTGGATTCGTCCATGCAATTCCTATTTATCCTGCTTATAGTTTAAGGGAGACATATGGTGTTGTAATCTCTCCCTGACTATCTCCCTGGCTATGGCTTCCTCTCGTGTCTGCCCTGCTTCCTCTTCCTGTATGGATGCCTTCTTCTGGGCATTATGGATACGCATCAGAATACTGAATACTGCCTGAGCCGCATGGTAGCATCCTGTTTCTTTGTCTATGGCCAGTGGGTTCAGTTGGCAGGAAGAGAGGTGACGCATGGTGGCATCCCAGAACCTTCGCTCCGGATCATCGAATGGCTGCATACAGTTGAAGGTAGAGTATTTCTTCTCACCGGCAGCGAACACATCGGCCAGTGGTTGAAGGATGGAAAGAGGCATCGCATACCATGGCTGCTTCCCGGAATCGTGTTTAGCGCCCTTGGAGTTGGTTATGGGGTTTTTGGTTATGATGGGATCGTGTATGGGACTACGGGATAACAGAATGGAGACGAGTTCTATATTGAGCGTTTGTTCGTTCAGGTTTTTTTCTGGTGTCATATCTTAGCCCTCTTGTTGGTAAAGTAGTTTTATTCCCCTTGTCCTGTCTTTTGGCCTTTGGCCGGCTGCCCAAGCCTATTCACACATCTTGCACATCTCTATGTTCAGCACCCTGCACTGGTTTGATATCCACGTTGCCAATGCGTGTGGCCGGTAGGTGCGATACTCCAGTTTACGGTTGAAGTGGATTTCGCCCGCGAAGAAGGATACCAAAGATAACTTCTTGCTACCATAGAGAATTTCGTACTCCATCCCTTCCACATCCATCTTGAGCAGTTTGCAGGTTGGGATATGGTAGTGGGTAAAGGCTTCGTCGAGAGAGGTTAGCGCCACGGTGATGGGTAGGTGGGAGGTTGGGATAGGTGTCAGGCAGGCGGAAGCACCACCAGAGTTGCTCCCATCCTTGTTGGTGTAGATGGTGGTGGTGGGTTGGCCGGGTGCGCCCAAGCCTATATTGTAGGGGGTGATGTTGGTGCAACCTGATAGTCCTATGTTGCGGAGCAGGGAGAAGTAGGTTTCCGGTACGGGTTCAAAGGCGATGATTTGGATCTGTGGGTAGAGTTTGGCCAGCATGATGGAAAACACGCCTTCGTTGGCGCCAACGTCCAGTACGATATCGCCCGGCTGGAAGTTGATGTTGTGTGAGTTCTCCAGTACCCGGTAGTTGTCCGAGAAGATTTCATTGATCAGTATAGGGGCGGTTGGTGTCGAGTAGAACAGGAATTCGTGGTCGCGAAAGGTGGTTACGAGGACATCGCCTTCCAGTTTGGTGGTGAATGAGTTTTGGTTTGTTGTTTGAGGTTCCCGGTCTTCTTGGCCTGATGCAAGCATTATTCCCATCTTATAAATTTACCCTCCCTTGCTTCTATAAGGTTTAATATCCGTTTGGCTGAATCCCCCGATCCGTATGGGCATGGGATGGATTTCATGGTTTGGTAGTTGGCTAGCAGGTTGTGGTACGCTTCCTTCATGGAATCAATATCCAGAGTGGTCACCAAGTTGCAGCCAGCAGTGATGGTTTCCGGTCTGTCGGTAACATAACGCATGGTCAGGCAGGGGATGTGTAAAGCCGATGCCTCTTCCTGTAATCCTCCTGAGTCGGTACACACAAACTTGCAGTTGGCTAATAGAGCAATGGATTCCGTGTATGGAAGCGATGGGATTACGGTTATGCGAGGGTCGAGTTCGTGGCGCAGATCCTGTAACACCTTTTCAGTCTTCCTCCTCATCACCCACTGCACATCCAGCCCCTCGTTACATAGGAAGGTTGAGAATTTCACGATACTGGCAACACGATCCGGGAACCTCATATTCTCCTCACGATGAGCCGAGAAGTAGACGGTGTTGGGGGTGGATAGGGTAGAGTCTGGCAGGGTGGAAGCAACCTTGTATGCAGCATCCACTACCGTATTACCCGTGACAAGGATATCCTTGTGATGGAACCCTTCGTATGCCAGGTTACGCGCTGCCAGTTCCGTGGGTGCGAAGAACAGGTTGGAGCAGGCGTCAGTGATTCTGGTGTTTGTTTGTTCCGGCCATGGTTCCCGCGATCCTGTTCTAAGCCCTGCCTCTACGTGTCCTACTGGCAGTCCCAGGTGATGTGCGCCAACTGCCGATGCCATGGAAGTAGTGGTGTCTCCGTGCGGCAGGATGATGTCCGGGGAGTAAATGCGTTCCACCCACAACATCTGGACAATAGTATTAGCTATAGAGAATGGGTCAGGCATGATATAATCCGGATCACGCAACCCTATCGGCATGGCTATTTCGCGGTACTTGTCCATTGAGTGCTGGTTAGTGTGGATGATGATGACCTGGTGGCCGCGTTTCTCAGCCTCCCATACTATAGGTGCCTGTTTTATGATGTCCGGCATGGTTCCTGTTATAACTGCTATTTTCATTTAGCCCTCTTGCCCTCCCTTCCTATTTACTATCCCATAGCCGCTCATTCCCCATTACACCCGGCAATCCATCCTACCAGGTATAATATAACCACCCCCAATGCTATTAACCACCAAGGGATACAGAGAACCATCAGGCATCCTCCTCATCGCCACCCACATCATCCTCATCGCCACTACTGTAATCAACCCTCCCAAACATCATATCCGGCGCATCCCTACTGCCACCACCTCCACTTCTACTACCACCGATATCCAACACCTCTTCATCGGTTAATGCCTCGGCTGACGGATCCGTGGATCTCTGCAATGCCTGAATGTCAATCGCCCCTTTACTGTTACCCCCTATGCCACCTACGCCACCCTTACCACTTATCTGCTTCACCGGCGCATCCTCCAGCCCCTTCAGCACCACAAAGAACTGGTTATTCTCCGTAACCGGCTGTGCCTTGATGGTAGCCTCCTGTCTCAATTTGGCAGTCAGAAGCGCAGTCTCTATCTTCATTAACTCCTTCACCAGCGTCACAAATTGCCTATCATCCGACTTCACCAGCTTCTTGAGCTTGTCGCGTCCCCTGACGTTCTTATATACCCACCTCATATCCTGGAGCATATTATAGGCCGACTTGGTGTTCCGGCGACTGGTGGGGTTCTCATCGGGCAGTGGGGTATCATCATCGGAGTTATCCTGGTCGCTATCGCTGTCGCCACCCCTACTATCCCCACCATCACTATCCTTTTCCAGCAGATCCTCCACATCCACAGCCAACTTCTCCGCCGCATCCAGCAACGCCTTCTCCACCCAGTCATCAGGCG